TGAACATGAGATATTCATGGGTGATCTTCCGCTTATGACAGAGACGGGTACATTTGTGATTAACGGGGCTGAACGTGTTATTGTATCACAATTAGTGCGTTCTCCTAGCGTGTATTTTAATCGTGAAATAGATAATGATGGATTAACTTATTGGCATAATCAAATATCCTTAGGTAAATCTTCTGTTGAAGATTTTACCATTAGCATTTTAACATCAGATGAATTTAAAGGACTAAATTTGAATACAGAAGATAGTATTAAAAGAGCATACAAGGTGATGTTTGGTAGGGATGCAGATAGTGATGGATTAACTTATTGGACAAAAATATACAATTCTTATAGTAAAGCAAATGCATTATCAATGACAGCTAAAAAGATGATGCAATCTGATGAGTTTAAAGATATATCAAATAGTATAGTTATATTAGGATAATAATTATTTAAAGTAAAAGACCTTTATTTGATTAAGGGTCTTTTTATCGTTTGGAAGGTGATTTTTTGTTTAATAAGATAAAAGATATATTTAAAAGGAATAGTATTCCAACAATTAATTTTAATCCATCAATAAAAAATCTCACTAATACATCATTTTTTAATATTGGATATAATGATAGGTTATTAGAGGTACATAGTCTTATATATTCCGTAGTTTATAAAAAGAGTAAAGCAATAGCACAATTGCCACTCAAACTCTATAAAGATGATACTATTAAAGACTATAAATGTATCATAAAAAAGAAAGTTATAGTTAAAAATAATCTATCTTATATATTTGATACTTGTCCTAACAAATATATGACACCATATATTTTTTGGAGAACTATGGTTGCACATAAAGAAATTTATGGTAATGCTTATGCTTATATTAGACATAATAATATAGGTGATATATGCGATATTCTTATATTAGATCCTAACAAGGTATCTATCTATGTAAATAATGAAAATGATATATATTATAAGATCTATAATGATAAAGAAACCTACATACATAATTTAGATATAATACATTTGTCTAGTATATACGTTACTGGTTATAAGGGAATTAGTTTTATTAATTGCTTAAAAGACCAATTAACTTTGAAAGATAATATAATAAAGATAAATGCTGGACAGATGGATAAATCTATTAAAGCAGGAGCTATAATCTATAATCAGAAAAAATGAAGGATTATAAAGATCAATTTGAAAGTAATTATTCAAAAGGTTTTAATGGGTTAATGGTACTCGATGCAGGGATGATTTTTGAACAGTTGAAATATGACATTAATGACCTTAAACAAGAAGAATTGAATAAAATAACAGCTAAAGAGGTAAGTTCTGTGTCAGGACTACCTCTTTTTATGTTAGGGGAAACCGATGGGAAATATGCAAATATGGAACACCAGACAATAGATTTTGTTCAAAATTGTATAGCTCCAGAAGTTGTCTTAATAGAGCAAGAACTTAATAAAAAATTGTTAAATGAACAACAAATAAAAGATGGGTATTATTTCAAATTTAATGTTAATGCTTTAATGCGTGCTGACATGACTACTAGAGCCCAATTTTACAGAGAAATGGTTTCGATGGGGGCTATGACACTAAACGAAGTTAGGAGTTTAGAAGATTTAGAAGATTATGGAGAAATAGGTGAGAGACCAGTAATATCTCTTAATTATTCATACTTAGATACGCTCGATAAACATGAAAGAATTTTAAATGGAGGTGAGAATAATTAAAAATAATGATTTTAAAGATGATTTAATTAAGCGAAGTTATGAAATTACATATAGAGCTAAGACTGTAGATTATAAAAAGATAATACAGGGATATGCAGCTGTATTTAATACTTGGACTGATATAAATAATGGATGGGATGAGTGCTGGAGTGAATGTATATGTAAGGGTGCATTTGCTAAAAGTCTTAAAAATAATAGTATATTAGCCTTATATAATCATGATTTTAATAATGTTATAGATCGTAAAGATATAAACATGAAGCTTATTGAAGAAGATAAGGGACTTTATTTTGAAATTGAATTACCTAATACTACCCAGTCAAATGATTTGTATGAATTAATTAATAGAGGAATAGTCAATCAATGTAGCTTTGCTGGATATGTAACGAAATATACGTGGGGAGTTAGTGACGGAAAGTCATACAGAGAAATTCAAGAGGTTGACTTAATTGAAATTACTATAACTCCGATACCAGCATATGAAGTAACGAAAGCAGAAGTTAAAAGAAATAGAGAATTAAAAGGAAAAGGAAATGTTAGATCTGAATATATGGATTTAGATCTAATAATAAGTGAAGCTAAGCAAAAATTAAATGAAATTAAAAACTATGATAGGAGATTAAAATGAGGACAATTTACGAAATTAAAAGAGAGATACAAAATTATAATGAACAAGCTAAAAAATTATATGAAGAAAATATAGAATTAGCACTTGCTAACGATGCGGAAGGTATAAAACGAAATAAAAATGAATTAAAAACCGTTGAAATGAGCCTTAATGTATTAAGAGAAAAGTTAGAAAGAAGGGAAAAGGAATCAATTAAGAAACTAGAATTAGTTAATGGATGTGAAGATCCGACGGAAAACAGAGGAATAATGTATAGGAGTTTACTAAAAGGTGAGCAAATACCAGATGGTGTATATAGGTCATTATTTGGAAATACAAACAATCCTAATAATGGAGGAAGTAATTTATTACCAACTAGTTTAGGCGAGAGTCTTATTTTTGATAGTATAAAAAATAATCCTATAAGAGATATAGCATCTATAACTAACATAGTTGGATTGGAGTTACCTAGGATATCTTATGCTATAGATGATATGGATTTTGTAGTGGATTGTGAATTATCAAAAGAATTAAATTTAAAGGGTGAGAAAGTTAAATTCAATAGTTTTGGGTTTAGAATATCAACAGAAGTATCTGATTCATTGCTTGAAGGTACAAACACTAATTTAGTAGAGTATATTGAAAAGGCATTAAGAGAAGGATTAGCTAAAAAAGAGAAGTATTCTATATTTAAAACGACTAAAGCTGAAGAAAAACACATGAATATTTATTCTGATATTAATGGTATAAAGAAAGTACAAGGAGAAAACTTATTTGATGCAATTACAAATGCCTTAGCTGATTTAGATGAAGAATTTTACACTAACGCAACAATTGTAATGCGTAAAAATGATTATTTTTCAATAATAAAAGAATTAAGTAATCAGAGTAAAGAATTATTTCAGCTACAGCCTAATGAAATATTAGGAACAAAGGTTGTATTTTGTGAACAAGCAGACAAACCTATAATAGGAGATTTTAGTTATTTACATATAAACTATTCATCAGATATTAAACTGGAGTCTGAGAGAACAGCGAGAGAAGGACGTAATTATTTTGTTTTGTATGGAAATTTCGATATTAGATTACTATTAACTTCTGCATTCCGTATAGTTGAGGTAACACAAGGTGTTTCTAGATCAACTAAAAAGGATAATTGATTATGGATATACAAGAGATAAAATTATTTCTACGGATAGAACATGATGCTGAAGATGAATTTATAAAAAGTTTAAAGCTAGCATCCGAAATATATTTAAAAAATGCAGGATGTGATGAGGATTATGGAAATGAATTGTATAAATACACCATTAAATTATTAATTTCACATTGGTATGATAATAGGTGTTTAATTGGGAATTCTACAAATATTCAATATAGTTTAGATTCCATAATATACCAACTTAAAAATATTAAAATTAAACATGAAAAAGAAGAACTGTAAAATTAATTTTGATCAAATATTTAGGCACCATTTTTTTAAAAATATGGTGCTTTTTATTTGATAAAAAATTTACTCCCCTACTCTATTAAGTGTAAAAATTTTGTGTTACAAATTGTGTTACTATATGGTAACACAAAAATTTGTATAATTTCTCGAATCAATTTTTTAAAATAGTGTTTAGAGTAGGGGAGGACAAAAAATGAGGGTGCGTAGATGGGAAAGTATAGTTATATAGAATTTTACAAAAAAAACTAACAGGAGATATACATAATAAAACTGAACATGTATTTATTGCGAGAGCTATATGTAAAGTTAAAAATTTGCATGGAAGAGAATTTTGGGAGGCATTAACAACTAATAACCAAGATACTTTAAAATTTTATGATATAAGATATAACAAAGTTATATTTGATGCTGATGTTGTTAAATTTAATGATAAATATTACTCAATAATTTTTAAGGATAATATTGGATATGAAAATAGAGTAATTGAAATTAAAGCTAAGGAGATTTTAGGTGGAGAGTAACTTTAAAATCGAAGGTGTTGAGGAGCTTAAAAAATATTTAGAAAATAATGAGATGAGTGAACAAAAAGAGAGAAATATACTTAAAAAAGTAGGAGAAATTATAAAATCTGAGGTTGAAAAAAACACACCGAAAAAGACGGGAAAATTGAAAAGGAATGTAAGGGTTAAAATTAAGAAATTATATGGTGGTACAAGTGTTGTTGTAGATTTTAATAATAATGTATTTTGGGATATATTTCAGGAGCTTGGCACGAGCAAGCAGAGAAAAAATATAGGATTTTTTTCAAGATCTATAAACAATGTAGAGGAAGAAGTTTTAAGAGTTATAAAAAATGAGGTGTATAAGTAGTGTTATACAAAATAAGAAATGATTTACATGATGCTGAGATTTTAAAACTGCTTGAGGATGATGATGGGATTTATCCTATATTTTATTCATACGCTGAGATTATCAAGAAAAATTATATAATTTATCAAATATATGATGAGAGAGTTGATTTTTACGCAGGCAATGAAGATAAATCAACCATTTTTTATGTCCAAATAGATATTTTTTCTTGCGATGAATGCGTTGAAAGTTTAGGTGAAGTAATTAAGAAAGTATTAAGAGAAAAGGGATACAGACTTATAAATATCTTTGGACGATATGAAAAAGATACAAAACTTTATCACAAAATATTAAGATTTAATTTTAGTAAATTGAAGGAGGATTAATATGTCTAATTTAGTTATAACAGGACTTAGTAAGTGTTACTATGCAGTTATGGAAGATGAGGGAAGTGAAACATATAGGAGTGTTAAAGAGTTTGCTGGAATTAGAGAAGTATCGATTGCACCTAAGGAAGAGAGCGCAAGTATTTACGCAGAAAATAGACAATGGGATACAGATGTAGCCTTAGGAGATATTGAGGCTAGTTTTGATTTTACTGATGTTCCAGATGATGTTTATATTGAGATTTTTGGTAAGAAAAAATCTACAAATGGAGGAATCATTGAGAATGCTAATGATGTAAGACCTTATGTAGCTATAATGTTTGAAAAAACTCTAACTTCTGGTGTGACAGAATATGTAACACTATTTAAGGGTAAGTTTACACTACCAGAAGATAAAACTAAAACCAAAGAAGGAAAAACAGAATATCAAACTCGTTCAGTTAGTGCAACATTTTTACCTTTAAAGAGTGGAGTATGGAAACATTACGTACGAAGTAATAGTGATGGGTTTAATTCATCTGAATGGAGTAATAAATGGGGAAAGGAAGTTATAATACCAATGGAAAGAACAGAGGTTAATGTTTAGGTGGTGATATAATGCAGTATTTAGATGAGCTTAAAGTATTGAAACTTTATGCTGATGATGGAAGGGAATATGAACTTAAGGCAGATTTTAAAGCTTTGAAGAAGCTTAATAATTTAATGAGTGGTTTTAAAATAGATGATCTTTACATATCTAATGCGTTTGATTGTATTGATAAATTTTTAAATAAAGTTAAAAAAAATATCAATATATTTTTGAGGAATCATATGTTGCGAGACTCACAAGAATAGGGCAAGCGCTAAATGTAATATTTGAACTATTATCCATAGAATTTAAGACTGATAATAATGATGAAATTAAAAAAAAGAACCAACTAAGCGAGTAAACTTTGAAGATTTTTACAATTATTATTATTTTATAAGCGTTAAGCTCAATATATCACACGAGAATTTTTTAAAATCTAGTCCACGTACTCTAGATAAATTATTTAGCTTAAATACAAACTACGAAAAAAATATAATTTTGGAAACTATGATTTTATTAAATACTACTAAGCAAGATGAAGATATTTATTTAGATGATTTAAGTATTTTCTTTTGAATTTCCTAGGAATGGAGGGTAATTATGGAAGAAATTAAAAAAATAAGCGCAGTATTAACACTTAAATCTGATGAATTTAATAAAAGCATAAGTGATGTTAACAATGAGTTAAAATTAGCACAAGCTGAAGTACAAAACAGTGATACTAAATTAAAAGTATACGGTAAATCAATGGATACTCTGCAAACTAAACATGATACTCTCCAAAGTAAAATTAATAGCCTTAAAGATAAAACTA